GAAGCCCTGGTTACAGAAATACCATATCGGTTGCAGAATATGAAAATAAATTTGGAAAATTAAGGAGAAATAGAAAAATGGCTTGGACTGATGAGAAAAAGCAAGAAGCAGTAGATATGTATACTGCTGAAGAACCAACTCCAGAAAATAGTATGGAGATTGTGAAGGATATCGCTGAACAGCTAGAAGAATCACCTAATGGTGTTAGAATGATTCTTACAAAGGCAGGTGTATATGTGAGGAAAACTCCAGCACCTAGAAGTTCTAATGGCTCGGGAGGCGGTGGTAGAGTAAGTGTTGCTGATGCCCAATCTTCTTTAACAAGTGCTTTGAGTGATGCAGGTCAAGAAGTTGACCCTGCTATTATATCGAAGTTGACTGGTAAAGCAGCAAATTACTTTGCACAAATAGTAAATAACCTAAACAATTAGTTTAGTTTTGTTTCGCTAGGGTAGTTATACTGCCCTAGTTTTTTGCATCTACAAGTTATAACCATTAAGTTTACGATTCAAATTATCGTTTGTTAGATAAACTTGGAGGGATTATGACAAAAGATGATTTTAAAAGAAAAATAGATGATGCTGGCGATGCAGTCATCACTTATAAGAGTAAGAACTCGCGAAGATCAAAATACAATATTTGCACTCGTGATTTTACAACTCCGTATATCGCTAATAAAAGAAATAGAGCTAAAGAAGCTCACGATACAGTCTTACTATTTTGTTGGGATACTGACTCATATCGCTTATTAATGCCTAGGAACATCATTAGTATTGTTCCTCTTAATAGGATAATTAAAAATGATTGATTTAGTAAACACCCCAGCAATATATGAAAGAGTAGTTCAAGAGACCGACACCAAACAAATTAGATTAGTAATTAATACATTTAGAGGTGTTGAGTATATTTCATTACGAAAGTATTATTTAGATTTTGATGAAGAATGGTTGCCTTCAAAGGAAGGTATTACTATGCCTATAGATATTGATAATGTTAGAGAATTATTTGTAGGACTGGTCGAAGTCTTGTCACTAGCTGAAAGCAAAACTATTTTAGAGGAAGAATTTAAAGAAATTTTAGATAAAATTTACCTAAACTAAAAATAGTTCTTGACAGAACCTTAAAAACTTGTTATAATATATATTATGATTATAAAAGGAAGTATGAATTACGACTATAATGGTCGAAAAATCAAAAGGAAAAGAAGCAAAACGCGTTCGTCTAGTCGGCTCAGGACATCACCCTTTCAAGGTGGAAACACGGGTTCAAAGCCCGTACGCGTTACCAAGAAGGGGGCTGTAGCTCAGCAGGGAGAGCGTCGCACTTGCACTGCGAAGGTCGCAGATTCGATTTCTGTCAGCTCCACCAGTTCAGGTAAAGGAACTTTGCCTGATAATTCTTGGAAAGTAGAAATAAGTAAACAATACACAATTGCTCCTGCATATAACAAAGGAGCATATCAAGTAATTCCACGAAAAGAAGTGAAGGATATAGGAAAATAATATGGCACAACCACAACAACAACAAACTCTTCCCGACAAAAAGGAATTGGAAGAAAAAATAAAACAACAACAAGACCCAAGACACAATCAAGAATGAAACCAGTATTAAATAGAACAGAATCTAATGAAGCAAATACTATAAAACTGGCACGACCTGATTGGATAGACCAAGAACTAAGACCTATGAAATATCAAGGACAAGTAGTGCCTGGATACATGATTGCCGAAGATGGCTTAGTAATAAGTTTTAAAAGATATAAAGAGGGCAAGCCTCTAGAGTGGGTTGGAGCTGGAAATAAGGGTCTTAAATATCCCTCAGTCAGTATACAAGTTCCAGTCGATAATTTAAGACAAACAGAAGGTAGTGAGGTTAATGGCTACAACAATGCATATAGAAAAGGAAAGGTACATCAACTAGTGGCAGATACATGGGGCGATAAAATGCTAGATGAGCATGCATGCCCATTTGAACTAAAACCTTATTGGGACGACTTTCCTGAAGAAGTAAAAGAAAGACTTCAGGTATATTTTAATGTAGACCATATTGATGATGATAAATTAAATCCTCATATAGATAATTTAAGATATGTTTCACCAAGAACAAATCACCCTGGCAACAAAAAGCACGAAAAAAATAGTTCTTGACACAAGGTCAATTTTTTAGTATAATATATAAATGTTAGAAAATCTTATAAAGCGAGCCGCAATGGCGTATTATAACGGGAAGCCCATCATGTCAGATGAGGTCTTCGACCATCTAGCAAAAATAGTCAATGATGATAACATTGGTTACAAAAATCGTTCAGAAAGACGATACAAACATCTGTTTCCTTTGTTCTCCCTCCAAAAAGTGATACAGAATGTAGACACTCCTCCGAACTGGGGGAGTGTTGATTATTGCATGACTCCTAAATTAGATGGAGCTGCAATAAGTGTTTTATATGCTGGAGGAGAATGTGAAAAAGTTTTAACAAGAGGCGACGGTATAGAGGGAATTGATATTACTCATTTAGTAAAAGGTATATTAGTTCCACACCTAATACCAAGAAAAGATGTGATACAAATTAGTGGCGAAGTAGTAGCCCCTAAACACATTCCTAATGCACGAAACTATGCCGCAGGAGCATTGAATTTAAAAGACAAAGAGGAGTTTAAACTCAGAGAGTTAGACTTTATTGCTCATGGAGTGTCTCCATACTTAACAGATAATTATCTTGAAGATATGAGAGCAGTATCAGATATGGGCATTGAAACTTGTATAGATAGTGACTATGATATGTTCCCGAAAGACGGGTCTGTCTTTCGGATAATTCCAAACGAAGAGTTCGATAACTTAGGGTATACTAGCCATCACCCTAGAGGTGCTTACGCCATGAAAGTTCAAGAAAAAGGAGTGGTTACCACCCTTCTTGATGTTAAATGGCAAGTAGGTAAGTCAGGCGCAGTATCTCCAGTAGCAATACTAGAACCCGTAGATATCGAAGGAGCTACAGTATCAAGAGCAACTTTACATAACAAGTCAATAATAGAAGCACTCGATTTAAAGATTGGGTGTAAAGTAGAAGTTATAAGAGCAGGAAAAATAATACCTCAAGTAGTCAGGAAAGTAGAGGAGTGAAAATAAAAATAGGTAAATGGAAAGTCGATTGGAGACAACCCGACGAAAGGTCTATGATGATACATAAAGAAACCTCGTTTTCAATATTATCAGGACTATTAACCCAAGCTCCTATTTTATTCTTTACAACTTGGTTCATGCTTGATGTTTTAGAAATAACAAGTTCTTTTACAGTAACTTCTGCTAATATCTTTATAGTAAGCATTTTGTCATATATTCGAGTATTCTATACTCGTAAGTACTTTTCAAAAAGGTATGACGATTAATGGCAGGTGGTGTTTACAATCAAACTTACTTCAATAATCACCCTCACGAATGTGATAGAGAAGGAGTATTATATGGAGTAATCTTAGTAAATCAACGAACATACGAAAGAGAATGTATTAAAGTAGGGATAGCTAGTGGAAAGGACTGGCGTCATGTAATTAAACGAAGTAGAGGTTTCAAAGGGTACGATTTACGCATACAGCGGACTTATCATGATACCATTTACAACTGCTGGAAATACGAGCAGGAATTACACAAAAAGTTTGCACATGACAAATATAGTCCTGAACAGAAATTTGGAGGGCATACAGAGTGTTTCAAAATTTCGTCCCTTATTTTATCCCACTTTCCAAAAAATAATTCTTGACAAATGGTTATTCGTTTGATATAATAATATTATAAAAATGAAAGAGAGATAGAAATTGCAAGAAATAATTATACCTACACATTGTCCTTACTGTCAAACAGTATTGGACATAGTGAAAGACCAATTATTTTGTCGCAATGCCTCTTGCCCGGCTAGGTCTTCCAAAAGAGTAGAGCATTTTGCTAAGACTCTAAAGATAAAAGGACTCGGCCCTGCCTCTATTGAGAAGTTAGGATTAGAGGACATTTGGGATATTTATACTTTAACACAAGAAGAAATATCCCAATTACTTAATTCGGAAAGGCTTGGAGAGAAGTTGTTTGCTGAAATAGAAAAATCTAAATCAGCAGACCTAACTACACTCCTTCCAGCTTTTTCGATACCGCTGATAGGCTCAAGCGCATCTAATAAATTGACCAAACAGGTCTCGAGTATTTCAGAGATAACCTACACAAAGTGTATAGATAGTGGTCTTGGACCTAAAGCGGCGTCGAACCTAACTAACTTCCTAGAAGAAGAGTTCTATCCAATGGAATATAATGAACTTCCATTCTCATTTACTTGTGAGATACCTAAAGTCACCCACAGAATTAAAGGTGTGGTTTGTATAACAGGTAAACTTAAAAGCTATCCTACTAAGGCAGCAGCTGAAAAAGTTTTACAAAAGTATGGTTTTGAGACAAAGGCTAATCTCACAAAACAAGTAACGATTCTATTAAACGAAAGTGGTATAGAATCAGCAAAAACTAATAAAGCCCAAGAAATGGGTATAACAATATATAACAATATAAAAACTTTATTAAGGGAAAATTAAAATGGCATTACCAAAATGGACAGATGAAAGAACACAGCAACTAGTGGACTTCATCGGTGATTCAAGTCCTGTTTCACAGGCAATGGTTGCAGATGCTGCAGAAGAATTAGAAACTTCAACAAGAAGTGTCTCTTCTAAGCTAAGAAAGATGGGTTTTGATGTTGAATTAGCTTCAGCTTCCGCTTCTAAGTCTTTTTCAGACGAACAAGAAGCAACCCTTCAAAACTTTGTAGTAGACAATAGTGGTGTTTACACATATGCAGAAATCGCTCAAAACTTTGAGGGTGGAAACTTTTCTGCTAAGTCTATTCAAGGAAAAATTCTTTCTATGGAATTAACTGAGCATGTTAAACCAGCTCCTAAGCCAGAAAGTGTTAGAACTTACACTCCTGAAGAAGAGCAACAGTTTATATCTATGGTTAACGATGGCGCTTTCGTAGAAGCTATCGCTGACTCTCTAGGTAAAAGTGTTAACTCTATCAGAGGTAAAGCTCTTTCATTACTTAGAAGTGGTGACATTCCTGCTATTCCTAAGCAAGAACACACAAAAGGTTCAAGCAAAGCTGATGTCTTAGCTGACCTTGATATTTCTGACATGACTGTACAAGAAATTGCTGATAATATCGGTAAAACTGTAAGAGGTGTTAAAACAATGTTGACCAGAAGAGGTCTACAATGTGCTGATTACAATGGTGCAGCTAGAAAGGAAATAGGCTAACTAGCAATATTTAGCGGGGGAGTGCAACACTCCCCTTTTTTTGAGAGAGATATATGAATATTGCGAGTGCTTTACTTAAACAACTTATAGTTTACAAAGATTTAGATACTTGGTCACAGTTGAAAGAAGTTTATCTTCCAACAGAGTACCGAGGGATATTTAACATCTTGGAAAAGCACATAGACCAATATCAATCTCTCCCAACTTTTGAAGAACTAACATTTGAAGTTCGAGACAAAAGTGTACAAGAAAAACTCTCAGCAATTGAAACGATCGAAGTAGATGTCGAACCACATTTACTATTAGACTATTTAAAAAATGAATATACACAAGTAGAAATACTAGATAGTCTTGATAAGTATGTTGATAAAACAGTTACGATGGCAACTGCTGAAGAAAATATAGAACAACTACAAGAAATAGTTCTAGATGTAAGTGATAAAGTAGATGTAACACCACCTTCAGAGAGTATGCAAACGATTACTCTTTTTGAAGATGATGAACAACGAGCAAAGTATTTACCTCTAGGACTCAACACAGAATATGACGCAACTGTCAAATTCTCACCTAAAGATTTAGTGCTTGTGGGCGGCAGACGAGGTTCAGGTAAATCCCTAACATCTTGTAACCTAGCTGTTAATGTATATGATTCTGGAAGAAGTGCATTATATTTTACAATAGAAATGGACAGTCGTTCTATGCTTCAAAGAATGTGTGCCATCTCTACAAGAGTTCCTTTTACTAATATTCGTGATAAAAACATGAATACAGAAGAATGGAATCTTGTAGCAGGTTGGTGGGCAGGAAGATTTGAAGGTGGACACGAATTACTAAAAGAATACGAAGTTAATAGAGATTTTGACGAGTTTCATAGAAAACTTGTCAAAAGAGAACTGAATAAGGATAAACAAATTGATGTCGTGTATGACTCAGCTCTCACTCTCTCAAAAATTCAAAGCGAACTCGATAAGAGAGTTAGTCGTACTGATATCGGCATAGTCATTGTAGACTATGTTAACCAAGTTCGCCGCCACAATGCGCCAGGAAGAAATAGTCAATATGACTGGCAAGAACAAATAGAAATAAGTAAAAAATTAAAGTCTTTTGCACAGGACTATGAAACACTAGTATTTGCTCCGTATCAGACGGATAACACAGGAGAAGCTAGATTTGCAAAAGGTATATTAGATGCAGCAGATGCTGCTTACTCACTTGAAACATGGGAGCCAGGAGATAACTGTATGACTTTTAATTGTACTAAGATGAGAAACAATGAAGTCAAAGGGTTTACAAGTGAGATGGATTGGAAATCATTAAAGATTGGTCCAAACTCAGCTATTACTCCAGCTGAAAAAGAAAAAATGAGAAAAGAAATGTCGATTGGCTCCGAAGATGAAGATTCACAGGATATTATATGATACTATACACAGAAAAACAATTAGAAGAAGCATGGATATTACATTGCTCAGATATAATCTTATACAATTCAAATTCAAAGTTTAAATTAGAAGTACCTAGTTTAGAACAATTTAGACCAGTATATGAAGAAGCATTGGAGGAAATTTATCATGGCGAGCGATAGACTAAGTAAAGAGGCGGCTGAGCTAGTAGCAATTCCACCTTTTGAAGAACAATGGACAGACACAGATTTTTTATTGGCACAACCAAAAGTAAAAGAAAATATACAGAATGTGCCTGTAAATCAACCACTAATGGAAAGTATTTTAGAAAATGATATGTTAAATCCACTATTAGTAATGAATAACTATTGGCCTATAGCGGGGTCTCAACGACTTCGTGCAGTATACGAAATTAACAAAACAAAGAGAATATCTTGGGAAGTTAAAATACACAGATTTGAAGAAGATTGGTGGAATATGTACTACCTATGGCCTGAGAAAGAATTTGTAAACAAGGCGGTAGCAGTTTGGTTTCAGATGGTAGAGCTTGCATGGAAAAGTAAATATTATACAAGAGAAACAGATGGCAAAACAAAAATGACAGAATTTGAAGAATTAGGAGATAAATTACAGGGGTGGAAACATAAACAATTATGAACAAATGACAGAAAAGATTAAAGTAGATAAAGAAGTTCGAGTTATGTCAAAAGAGTGGCGAGGAACACTTGAAGAACTAATGGAACTCTATGGAAAGCTAAACAAAGCTATGAAAGAGAATAAAGGTATTGGCATATCTGCAATACAGATTGGCATACCTGTAAGAGTATTTCTTGCAGGAGACCCACCCGAACTTTTTATTAATCCAAAAATAATACAACGCAGTTCTTATATGAAGAATGGGTGG